GTATTATCTACGTTGTTAAAGTATGTGGGAATATAATCCATACTTAGCATTTGACATTTTAATGTTGTTTGTTTGTTTGCTCGTTTAATAAGATTAGCCTGTGTCGAGCAAGACATAAGACTAGAATTGTTACATAGTTTTGAACCATTACGGGTCGAGCCAAACATTTGCACTGCTAAACCAGCTGTAACTTCTGGAAAAGTAAGATCAAGTATTTGTTTACACTCTTTCATCGTATTAAAATCCTCTCTATTCAAAGTGAAAAGGCCGGGATATTGAGTACGAAAAACTCTCTCATATGTGAATAACTTAGCGTCTTCCAAATGATAACCTTTTTCACTATTAACTTTACGCATTATACGTATTAATTCATTTCGATATTGATTAAATATTTTTTCTCCATACGGTCGTAAGAAATATAACATACCGTTTAACCTTGATAATTGATCTTGCATATTATCGGGTGTACTAGTATTACTTGTATCTACCCACCGGCCCATATTCTTAATAGTATCCATTTCTAATAATGCAATCCATCCACATTGTTTATCATATTTTATATCATTTTTCAAAAAAGATAATTCATCACGACTACACGTAGCTTTAACTATTTTATCTTTAGTAACTGATGTATATTTTACTCCAATAGTTGCCATACATTTCTGATACGTTAACATATTTAAATGTGGTATCACAATTTTACTCAATCCAACTAAATTATCATCTCCAAAAAATTTTGGACGCATATGTTCATTAAACGTATCTAATTCTAGTGGTACTAACTTAAGATATGCATATCTAATGAAAAACATATTTGCCATACAATTTATTATTGTTGTTAAAGCACAACCTGATGGATTACCTTGTTTAAAAAAATGAAATATATTTTTAACTATATGATAAGCCACAAAACAGCTAACTATTAAAACTTTACGTATTATTTTAACTTCTTCCGGTTCCTCTCCGTAAAAATCATTTATAACATCCGCAATAATGCATCCAACTAAATAAGCTAGAGTAGAATCATAATCACTATAATCTCCATTCAAAAAGTCTTCGAAAACCATTTGACGTCTAAGCATTAAATCCCAATCACAACTATATGGATCTATACCAACTGCCATTTCTCCATCTAAAAATGAAGCTTGACAATGTGCCATAAATCTTCCACAATACTTGCGTGTTAATAAAACTAAATCCATGGGACCTACTTGAAATACTCGAGTTTTTGCATCTAATACTTTTTGTAATGGTCTGACTTCATCTTTTAACATATCTACAAATATAGTTTCTGTTATTAAACCTTTTGCGGCTTGTTCTTCCCGATGTTTCATCATTTGACGCATATTATCTTTCATATAAAAAACATTTTTACCATTCTCTTCCTTAACATCAATATAAGCGGCTTTACCTTTTAAACCTTCACCTTTTGGTGCTAAATTCAACGGAAATCCTGCTGAAGTAGTTACTACTATAGGACTTAAACCTTCAAATCCATTTAACACTTCATGTTCACTCAATAAACTTTTATCGGTTTTATGTCGTGAACTCCATAATTGTATTGAAGATGCCATATGATGTCTGATTTTTTCATAATCGTCTTTTGGTATCATTTGTGAAGTATTATTTAATTTCTTCAAACCTTTCATCAATGGTGATACTTTAGTTTGTAATTCTTCATTATAAACTGGACGTAATGCTGCTGGAAAGAATTTACATTCTCCTAATAAAGTAGAATTATTCATTTCATCAAACATCACGGATTCAACCATTTTAGTTTTATCTGGCATCATTGTACTGGCCATATATTCCTTACCGTCTAATTCAAAACGTCGGCCTACACCTCGTACATCTAATCCTGCTTCTACCATTTGAGCAGCAAAAGGACTAGTTGATACATCTAAAACTTCATTAATACATTTTTGATCATCTTTCAAACTGATATTTACAATATTTAATTTTGCACGAAAATAATCTTCACATAATTTTATATCTTCTTGGTAAAATGGAACTGCTAAACCTTGTGATTTCTCACCGGCACAGTGTATACCAAGAATTTTACGTGAACATTTACTATCAGTATGACATAATACCATTCCACAATCTCCCGTACGTGTATTTCCTCCTTCATATACGAAATAATCAGGAACTATATATTCAATTGACTTAAGAGTGGTCAATGTATCTCCGAAAGGAACATCTATCTTATCACTATGATACGTAATAGTAGGATGACTTAAAAATCTTGTGTTTAATAATGATATACGTTCCATATCAAAATTCAACGAATTTTTACCATCCTTAATAAATCGGCGACCATATAAATAAGATCCATATAATGAAACTTCATCATCTTCTTTACAAACAAAATGTGATAAATCCTTACCTGGCGCTATGCCTTCAATATGCATAAATGTTAAATCTCCATAATTTAAATTCAATTCTTCTGATGTAACGAAATTTATCCAATCAGCTTCTACATATTGGGCAATTCCTCCTTTATTAACAAGTTTCAAACACATTTTCTTGCCTTGTTGTGTACATATACGACGCAATTCCAGAAAACGATCACTAGCATGTTTAGGTCCAATATATATATTTCCTTTAACATTCCAAAAATTTTCAGCACTACCAAATTCATAATATTCACCTTCACTAATCTTTGCACAATATTTAGCAGTTATAAAACTGTTTTTAATTTTTGCGTCGATTATTTCTGACTGTTGATCATATACATGTGGCTTAACACGTTGTTTACGTGATTTAGCATTTGCCTTACGCATATGTGATTCTGAACTTTGTGGTAAAGCAACTAATTGTTGTTCTAACTCTTGTACAGAACTATGAGTCATACTATTATACATAGCATAACCTAATGCACATACAGTGGTAACTGCTCCTGCAATAAGTAAATAATGTTGAACTGGTTTAATATATTCTTCAACTATAATTTTCCAATCTCTTATCATTTCTATATATGACGTAGTTATCTGATGATTTATAGTAAAAGCTTCTCGAAAATTGGTAGCTAACTGTTGTATACTATCAACACATACATGTTCCTTCCATACATAAGATAATAAATATTTATATATTTCTCTATGTAAAATACTTTCAGCACTATCTCCAGTTCTATCATTTTTACCTGTTAAAATCTCTCGACTATAAATTGTATACTCTCCTTGTAAAATTTCTTTAAATACATTCATATCACATCCATCATTGAAACGCAACATACATGAACAATCTTTGTAAGTTTCACAATCATAAAAATAATCTTCATCAGGCATCTGAGTATAACCTATATCCTTAGTCATTGTTATAAATTTCCAAAATTTAACACATCCTAATTTAGTTATAAGTTTATTATTATCCACAAAATGTTTCAAGTAAAAAGCTCGATCTATCGGTTTCAAACCAGATTCTATACGAACACTATTCGCTTCTTTTAAATAAGATAATGTATCATATTCTGATCTCTTGGGTTTTGGCCAATATTTATCAATTATTCGATAAAACCATCCTGGTTGATCTGCCATAGTCTTTAAATTCATATATCCTTCTCGTCTTTCCTTCATCACATCCAATATAGGACTAGATATTCTAGACTTTTCTTCCAAAACTTCTATGGCTTCTTCTTCTTCTTCCGAACATATTTCTGACACTTTTAAACTTAACTCGGCGACATGATTTTCCATATTATCTAATTGTTTAGATAACATATCTAAATATGAATCTACGGCATCCAATGATTCATCTTCTTCTATAGGTGATTTAGGCAAATCTTTACCTAACTCATATCTAAAAGGTGTTGTATCATCCTCTGAATCATCATCTGACCATATTTGTGGTGTCCATTGATAATTATCGTCAATTACACTAGCTCCACCAAATCTGCCTTTAAAATAATCAGCTAATCCCAATTTCATCTCATCATGAGTAGAAAAATGTTTTTTAGCTTCTCTTATAATATAAGTCATAGCGGTTGCAATATCAGTGGTACGTAACAACTCTCGTCTTTCTTCTCTATGATGAAATACTATAGTATACGCATCCAATGGTAATATACCACCAATATTAGGTGTACCTGATTGAATTGCTGCACGATATTTATCTACGTCACAACCTACTTCTTTATGGTCAGCTGTACCTTTCTGGTATTTGGGATTCAATATTAATTCTATAACTAAATTACGTCTTCGTTGTATATGCTTACCATTAGATAAACATTTATCATTCATCCATGTTTGATCTTTAATATCTTTTTGAGCATTCATAAAGACAAATGGAGATGTAAAATATGTTGTACCTTTACCGCCAGCACCTAAAGCTGCCATATTCAATAGCAAAGGTCCATCATTAATAATAGAAGTCAATTCTTCAATACCATCCATGACTTTTTGGTCATCGGCATTAACTTGAAAAATATCATCATAAGTTACTACTAACTGATTACGATAACCTTCCCAAAATTCTGATCCTACAACTCGTGGAAATACATTATTGCATAATGGTTCATAAGAACCACAAAAATCTAAAACACGTAATAGTTCATTTATGATCAAAGGTTGAAATACCGAAGTTTTTCCAATGCCTGACGCACCAAAGATAAAAACTGCAAATGGAGCTGATCTAGCTGAATCTGCACCTGTTTTTAAATGTGGTGGCATTTCATCTATAATCTTTTCTAAAGTAGTTCGCATAGTTTGTAAATATAAAATTACAGTACTAGGTAATGTAAATTTATTATTTATTGTAGTCAATTTAGCTTTTAATTCAAATTCTTTCGCTAAAATACGATCATTTAAACGCAAAGTTTGTTTGGCAGCTGCTACTTGTCGTAAAGCTTTTTCTCCAATTCCTTTAACTTTCCATTCTTTATAATCTTCAAATATTTCCTTAATTTCATTTTTAACAAAATCTGGACAATATCCTAATTGACGCATAGAAAAATCTAACAAATATTGAACTGCCATTTCTATAGCCTTATAAAAAAAACCAAAAATAGTAGTCATACCTGTTATACCTTTTGCGTATGCATTAATAGATGTTGAATCTTTTTTTAAAGCGGCTTCATCAATTGGTTCCCACAATCCGAAAACGGAATTTTTAAGAACTGTTACCATAAGAGTAAACATATTTCTTCCAATTAGTGGAACACTGTCATCATTATTACCTTGAGGTTGCCAGCTATGAAAATAGTTAATAACGCCTTGTACTGTATCTATTAAGTTTGACTGTATACCAGCCAAATTCCACGAACCTATGTCGGGAAACGCTAAAACTATTAAAGCTAAAATGCTCTTAGTATTCTGATTATTTGGATCACTAATTAAGTATCCAAAACTAATTAATTTAGCAATAACTTGAGCCAATGACAAATAGTTTACACTTTTTGTTATGGTTGCTAATGCTGTATCAAATATTTGGGTAAATCTTGCAATTAAAACTCGCGTATCTACTGCAACACTTTTATATTCATCATTTGTTTCTTCTACTTGTTCACATAATTTATCTAATTTTTCAATGGTCTTATTACCATTCTGTATTAAATCAACGCTTCGAACACCTATCATAGATGTCATTCCAAAAGATGCTAATGATCCTAATGCACTAAACATTTGGGGGTCATATTGTAAATTTTTCTGATTATAAGCTTTAGACATATCAAATTTTCTAATTTCACTATATATATTTTTGTTTTTAAATAATTTTTGTAAAGTTCTAAAATGTTGATTTGAATTATTACAATATGTTTTCATATATAAACCTTTCATTTCTCGTTCAATATGCATAAGTAATCTATACTGTTCACCAGTTGATAATTTATAATAACTACCTAATAATCGTCCTATGAGTATTCTATCACTTAAGATAAATCTATCCCAATTTTCGGGTTTTTCATTAGTAATTACTTTTTGTATTTTCTTATTTAATTTAATACTAAAATCTGGTTCTAAATAATCATTAATTTGTTTTGTTTGTTTTTCTTTAATATGTAATCGTTTTTCATTATTATTCTTATATTTTAAAATTTGTGGTTTAAAATAATCATTTAAAAATGTTTGTTCTTTTAAATTTAACATTGGCTGTTCTATTACCTTCTTTGGATTACCTCCGGGTGTTTTCACATTAGGGTCCGACGATATAGGATCATTGGTATCACTAACCTCATCTATATCTGTAGAGTGATTCAACTTATTTAATTTAAGATCACAATAATTAACATATTTATTTTTACCTTCCCAACTAAAAAAATCAGTTTGAGTTGATATATTTATTTTTATTGGACTTTCGTCCATTTGGCATCGAAAACCGAAGTCTTCGTTTTGACCCGAAACAGTTGCCATGACTGAATCGGCATTTATTAAACAATTTGATTTTGTTTGGGGGGGGTTAGAAAAATTTTCGCTCGTCGCTAAGCATTCTTCAAAAGCTTCTCTTACAATAGACATCCACGAAGGACCGAAATATTGTAAGGTATTTTCACATTGTTTTGTTTTTAAACCTTCACAATCCATGTGAGAAATTGTGTTAGTTTCATCAGATTTAACTGGGCACGAAA